CAGCTCTCGTATCGTGGCGTACTACCCTGACTCAGCCGTGGTCACCTTCACGGATGAGCTTGGCAACACCTACGAGTCGTTGGTTGATGGGACCTTCTTCGCGGCAGCAGTGGCTGGTGCGGTTTGCTCGCCTGCCATCGACGTAGCAACACCGTACACGCATAGGCATGTCCAAGGGTTCACTCGAATCCCGAGGATCATGGACCCGGTCGAAGCGAACCAGACTGCCGTATCCGGTATCACGGTTCTCGAAGATCTGCAGCCAGTAATCCGAATCCGTCAGGGTCTCACGACCAACATGACCTCGGTTCTGACCCGGTTGCCCACGGTCACCCAGATCGCGGACTACGTGTCTATCAGCTCACGCTCGGTTCTCGATGCCTTCGTGGGTACGAAGTTCCTCGCTAGCAGGACCAACGAAGTCGAAGTCTCGATGACCTCGTTGTTCAAGCAGTTGGTTCAACAGGAGATCGTGGCGGCCTTCACTGGCATCTCCGCTACGGTGGATGCCAGTGACCCAACAACGCTCAATGCTGAGGCGTACTATCAACCAATATTTCCCCTACTTTTCCTGGTGCTGACTTTTAACCTCAGAGCACGAATTTAGAGTAGTTTCAAGCACTTAGGTCACTAGGACTAAGTTAGTGGCTGATAGCACTTGACAGCAGGCTCCTTAGCGGTATCCTTCAATGGACCCCAAGGAGCCTTTGTCATGCCAGTGGGAACCCCAAGTAAGTCCAACCCCATCGAAGTATACTCAGCCTTTGACACTGAGGAGCCTTTCAAGGTAGTGGCAGCTCGTCTCAAGACGAGCCCTAATACTCTTCGAAAGCAGTGGGTTGAGCGGTTTGGGAAGGAAGCCTTTGATGCTAGAGGCAAGAGACTTCAATCGAAGGCCGCGGCGGCCGTCGGGCACTCAAAGAAAGGCTCAACCTACAAGGTCAGGGAGGTTATTGAGTCTTGCAGTTCATGTGGGGCTTCGATTCAAGTCAACCTCATTCAGAAAGCTCGCTCAAAACGACTTCTATGTGACAAGTGCTCGGAGTCTGAACGAGGGGTGGATAGGACTTGTCCGGTCTGTAATCAATGGTGCGTTGGGGTCAAGGGTCTGGCTATGCACCTTGCTCAGGTAGATGACGAGGGCCATTCCACTTACCAGCTAGCCCAAGAGGATGAGATTTGGGTTGGTCAGGAAGAGGGCGCTGACTTTGTTCGATGTCTAGTCTGTGGGCATCGTGGGGTTAGGGTTGATCGACATATCTCATCCGAACACGGACTCAGTGTTGTCGAGTATCGGGAAAAGTTCCCTGGGGCTGAGGTCCAAGCAGAATGTCTTAAGGTTGCAAGGTCTGAGAGCGCTACTCGTCAGCACCAAGAGAGCCCACGTAAGGGACTGACCAAGGAGATTCAATGCCCTTCGTGCAAGAAGACTCGTTTAGTAGGGTTGACTTTTGCTCCAAAGATGCATGAATCTAGGTGTCCAGATTGTGTAGGGCTTGAGGAGGAGTCAGAGGAAGAGCTACGGTGGTCTACGCTTATTGAAGGTCGAGACTATGTGACTTGCCAAGCTTGTGGGTATCGTGCTGAGAGTCTGGTTAGTCATATCCGTAACGCACATCCGGAGTTGGAAGGGGTGTACCAAGAGATATTTCCTGGGACTCAGGTCATTGCTCTCGATTCCTCAGTTCGAGTCAAGACTGAAGAGGCCAGGAGGAGTATGTCCAACTCTGCTGGTTGGAAACTGGGCCACACTAAAGAGACTGACTCGTCCATAGCCCGTGGTGCTGAGAAGATGTCTGTCTCCATGAAGAAGGTCCGCTCAACTAAGTTCTGGCGGTCCGTTGACTTGATTCGCTTAGACAAGGACATACTCAAAGCTTTCAAGCTCAAGAACGGGAAGATCTCAGTAGGTAAGGCCATGGCGGCGTTAGAACACGCCTTTGTTACTATCAAAAGGGAGTGCGAGCGTCACGGATTGGAAGTCTCCAGAAAGCACGTTCGAGAAGCACTATTCTTAGAGACCCTATCCCAGGTTCTGGGTGGTGCGGCTTACGAGGTGGAATGGTCACCAGAGTTTGCAGTGAACCCGGTCACAGGTTGGCTCTTTCGGTATGACGGCTACTTTCCTGAGTTCAATTTGGTGGTTGAGTTTCACGGGTATCAGCATTGGACTTTTCCGAACTTCTATTTCAAAGATGAGGCTCAATACTTCGCTCTTCAAGAGCGTGACCGGATCAAGGAGAACCTGATTCACTCTGACCCAACCCTTCGGTACTTCCTAGTCCGAGAAGACGAGCCCTACGCTGACTCAGAGTACCTACGAGGGCGGTTGATTGATG